CGCTGGCGGGGCGCTGATCGAGTTCTTGGACAAAGCCGCGCGCCGCCGCGCGAAGTATGCCTCGGGTTCGACCCGGACCCGCTATTTCTGCGGCTCGGATTTCATCGACGCCTACAAGCGTGAGATGAAATCGAACGGCTACTACAGCCAAACGGGCTGGCGGGGCAAGACCCCCGACGGCTCCATGGCGGACCCGAACCACGGGGGCCTGCCGCTGGAACATGACTGGACCATGGACGACATCGGCCTGTCGAAGCGTTGCTACGCCATCGACATGAGCCCGCGCGGCCTCCGTCTGCTCTACCTGAACGGCAACCGCATGAAGAAGCACAATCCGGCGCGCCCGTATGACCGCTTCGTCATGTATTCGTCCATCACCTCGACTGCGGCGATGATCGCGAAGCAGTTGAACACCAGCGGCGTCTACGACATCGCCTGATGCCACAGCCCGGCGCGGAAGCGCCGGGTTCCCCTTTCCAAGCGCAACAGGAGATTATCATGGGCGCTCTTACCGTCACCAAGTTGACCCTCGCTTCGGCGGTCGCCAACAACAGCACCTTCACCGTGCCTTACCCCGCAGGCATGACGCAGGCGCGCCTGATCGGCGCAACCGGCGGTCGCATGATCGTGGACAACGATGTGGCCTATGCGCAGGGCGCAAGCGGCTTCACCGTGGTCTTCGGCGCGTCGAACATCACCGTGACCAACACCACCGGCCTTACCTTGGCCGCCGGTTCGGTCATTCTGATTTCGTTCGGCCAGGACACCCGCGCGGGCAGCGGCGTCTACAACCCGCCGGTCATGCAGGCAGGCCCGGTCGCCTTGACTGCCGCCACCGGCACCGCGTCGGACACCATCGCGGACGTGACCGGCACCTTCTCGCAGTCGATCTTGAACAACAACTTCAAGTCGCTGTCGGACAAGCTGAACGCGGTCATCGCCGCGCTCGAAAACGCCGGCCTGACCAACTGATAACGGGGCGGGGCTTCGGCCCCGCTCTCCAACCCCGAAACCAGAGGAACCCATGCAGACCGCAAATATCCTGCTCGCAATCGGCGGTGATCTCGGCAACACCGTCCCGAAATACCGCGTTTCCGCCGCCGAGATCGCGCTGCTGCGCGCCATTCACGGCGACGAGGCCGTCTTCGACGTTGAACCGCTGGACCTGCCCGCCGTGGACGAGGAAGGCGAAGTCCTGTCCAATCGCGCTGAATTGCAGCGGTTGAAACTCGTCTATCAGGCCGCCAAGATCGACAACAAGCCCATCGTGGAAATGCTCTACCCCGGTGCTGCGGCCCGTGTGTTCGAGACGCTGGACGAACTTGGACTGGCTGAAGCGCACTTCAAGCCGGTCGCCCACGCGAAGACCATTCAGGAAGCCCCTCGGGCCAAATCCAAGGCGAAAGGCAAGGCCGCAGAGCCGACCCCGACTGCGGATGACGGGCTGGACGAAGACGGCATTGGCGAAATGCCGAGTGTGATGGGCTGATGATATGGCGCGCAATTCGACGCTTGAAAAAGTGCTGACCGACTTGCGCGCCGAAGCCCGCCTGTCGCTGAACGCGCAGCACAACATCAACGTGCGGGACGCGCAAGTCGCGCTGATCCAGCGCGAGCAGGAGCGGCTTTACGGCGAGTTTGACTGGCCGCATCTGGTGGTCGAACGGTTTATCCCCATGCAAGCGGGCCAGCGGTTTTACGACCCGAAGGTCGCGTTTGACGAGGCTGGCGACGCCAAAGACGACATCCACATCGAGCGCATCGCGCGCATCGACGCGAAGACCGATAACGAGTGGTTTACTCTCGCCACCGGCATCAACGCTGCGGAATACGCCGCGCATGACAGCTTCCGGGGCGACCGGGCTTGGCCGACGCGGCGCTGGCGGCTCTACGAAGACGAGATGATCGAGGTATGGCCCGTGCCGGATCAGGACGCGGACCCGGCCACCCAGAATGGCTACCTTCGCGTCACTGGCGTCCGCAAACTGCGCCCTCTCGTGCAGAACGGCGACCGGCTCGATCTGGACGATCAGATGGTGGCGCTATTCGCAGCCGCTACGCTGCTGGCCGCCGCGGGGGCCAAAGACGCGCAATTGAAGCTGGAAGCGGCCAACCGGCGCTTCACCTTCGTCAAGGGGCGGCTTGTTCCGACGCAGGGCTTCCGCATGTTCGGGATCGGGGAGCGCCCGCTGCCGAAGCGGCCCTTCATCTCGCGCTACAAACCGCCAACCGGGTGATAAATGGGCACGATTTGGGTCAAGGAGTTCACGGGCGGGCTGGACGTAAGACGGCTGCCCGAGACAACGCCGGGCGGCGTTCTTGTGCGCGGCGCGGACGGCCATATCACGCGCGGCGGCGAGTTTGAGAAGCGCGCGGCCTTCGTCAAGGCATACAATAACCTGACCGGAACGACCGGGCTGGCCCGCACCAACACCGGCCTTGTGGTGTTCGGGAACGACCCGCGCCCGTTTCTGCCCACCGGCGTGGAATACCAACGGCTCCGGCTGTCGGACGCGTCCATCGCGCTCAAAGAGGTTCTGTCCTACGACCTCTACGACGGCAAACTGTATGTCGTCGCGCGTTTCGCAGACGGTTCGGTGCATCACTTCTATGACGGTGTGCGCGTGGAAGACTGGTTCGATGGGCGAGCCCGCACGGCCTTTCGGGTCACGGGCGGCACCACGTCCTCGTCAGTGCAAGACATCTCAGTCGGTGGCGTGTCAATCATCGGGGCCCCGGTAACGTGGGCCACCAGCAACCGAGCCACGGCAGCGGCTATCGCCGCGGCCATCAACAGCCACACCTCCAGCCCCGACTATACCGCTTTTGCCTCGGGCAATCTGGTGAATATCGTGGCCGTCGAAGCTGGCGAAGGACCGAATGGGCGGGAAGTGGCTGTCCTGCTTGCCAGCGGCCTTACGATCAATCCGACCGACGTTCCGGCCCTGAGCAGGGGCGGCACCACAGGGGGTAAGCCCGCGTCCGGCTCCTTCACGATCACCGCCGGTCCCGGCACTATCCTACCGGCCGTTGACGGCGTGAACCTAACCTCCGGGGCGGTAAGCTGGTCTGGCAGCGCCGAGGCCACTGCGGCGGCAGTCGCGGCTGCCATCAACAGCCACACCTCCAGCCCCGATTATACCGCTTCGGCCGGCGGGGCCACGGTGACGGTCCATACCGCCACGAATACCGCGTCAGTCAACGGCGAAGACATCGACGTGGCGCTGACCGGCGGCATGTCGATCAACAAGGGCGGCGCTTATGGCCGCGCACGTTTCGTCCTCGGTTCGGCGCTTGGCGTCCCTGGCGCTACGATATTGGTGAAAATCGCCGGGGTGAACATCCACGCGAGCCCGGTGGCATGGGCGACCAGCAACGCAGCGACAGCAGCGGCCATCGCAGCGGCCATCAACAGCCACACCTCCAACCCCGACTATACCGCGACCGTGAACGGGACGGCGGTTCTGATCGACACTGCGGAGATGACCGCCGAGCATAACGGCAAGTCCCTCACCTTCACGAAAGTCGGGGTGGTCCCGACAACGCAAGTCGCCCCGGTGGCGGGGGGCGAAGCCCCGGCGTCCACGATGGTTCCGATGGCCGACGGCGAAGACGACGACGCTTTCACGCCGGGCACGTTCGTCAAGACGGTCGGCTCCAAGGTCTACTCGACGGCAGGGAGCATTCTGCATTTTTCGGGGATCAAAGAGCCGACGCAATGGACGACGGACGCCATCGGCGCCGGGTTCATCAACATGGCGTCGGAGAACTCCGGCTCCGAGCAGCTTACCGCCGTCGAGCGATACCAAAGTCTGCTGGCCGTCTTTTCGCCTAGCGTCGTTCAGGTCTGGTATATCGACCCGGACCCGGAACTGAACCGGCAAAGCCAAATTCTGAACAACACGGGCACGTTCGCCCCGCGCTCGGTGGCGCAGTTTGGCGACGATGACATCTTTTACCTGGACGGCAGCGGCCTCCGGTCCTTGCGCGCCCGAGACAGTTCCAACGCCGCGTCCACCACAGACATCGGCGTGCCGATTGACGCGCTGCTGACCGCCAAGATGGATGCCATGACCGACGCGGAAAAAGCGTCGGCCATTGGGCTTATCAACCCCATCGACAAGCGGTTCTGGCTGATTATGAAGGACGAGGTGTTCGTATTCAGTTTCTTCGCCAATGCGAAGGTCAGCGCTTGGACGACTTACAACCTCGTTTCCTATTTCAACGGAGACGAAATCCCGTTCACCGCAGACACCGCCGTCGTCTTCAACGGGCGGGTATACATCCGCAGCGGGACCGACATCTACGTCTACGGCGGCCTCTCCGGCGCTCCGGTATACGACCAGACCCCCGCAGAGGCTTGGCTTCCGCCGCTCGACGCGAATGCCCCGACGCAGCAAAAGCAGTGGACCGGCGTGGACGCGGCGGTGAAGGGCGCTTGGCAGATCAGCATGGCGCTGGAACCCACGCTTCAGGAGTATTCCGAGGTCACGGCCTATGTGAGCGAGACGACCTATAATCACCAGCGCATCGCCGTGAATGGGTCCAGTTCGCATATCGGGCTTCGCTGCCGCAGCACCGAAGAAGGTCCCGCGGTGCTGAGCTCTGTCGTCATCCACTACGAAGGCAAAGCGGATGAAGATTGACGCCCCGCGCCGGGAGGACATCCTTTCGGTGGCTCGGGCCATGCGGGCGCGGGACTATGACGAGTTCATCGCGCTTTCTTTCGCGAGCGACCGCGAGGCACTGGCCGAAAGTTTGGCCCAGCGGTATTCCGGCCAGAGCGACACGTTCTGCGCTTACGCTGGAGACGGCGAGGCGGTGGCGGTCGGCGCAATGGTTCAGGCCCGCCCCGGCGTTGTGACGCTGATGTTCTTCGCCACCGATAGGATGGGCGAGATCGGGCTGGCGCTCACCAAGTTCATCACGCAGCGCCTGTTTCCAGCCTATACGGCGCGCGGGGTGCATCGGATCGAATGCGTCTCTCTGGATGGTTACGAAGAGGTGCATCGCTGGATCGAGGTTCTGGGGTTGCGGCGTGAAGCCGGGCCATTCCGAGGCTTCGGTCGCGGCGGGGAGGCGTTTGTTCAATTCGCATGGGTGGCAGATGAAAGTCCGGTTGGCGCTGGAGCATGAAGAGGGCGAGTTCGTGGAGATGGCGGCTATGGCCCTGTCCACGAAGCCGTATCTGACGTTCAACGAGGCCCGCGCCCGCGAAACCTTCTCGGGGTATCTCAGAACTGCGAGCCCAACGATCTGGATGGCCGAAGACAAGGGTGAAGTGGTCGGCATGCTGGTGGCCGACTTTTACTTGCACCGCGTCGCCAATGGACTTTTCACGACGCAAGAGGTATTGTTCGTAAAGCCTGAAAGACGCGGCGGGCGGGCAGCCGCAACCATGATGAAAACCCTGATCGACTGGAGCCGGGAACTCGGCGCAAACGAGATCGTGGGCGGCAACGACAACGGCCGGAATGTCGAACAGATGGCCCGCTTTCTGGGCAAATTCGGGTTCGAGCAAGTCGGCTGTTCTATGCGAAAGGCTCTGTGATGGGCACCAAAGGCGGAGGCGGGGGCGAAGCGGCGCAGGCACGGGCCGATGAACTGGCCCGTCAGCAGCGCGTCCGGCAGGGCACCAAGAACATCAACACGCTGTTCGACACGCAGTTCAATGACGACTTTTTCGGCCAGCAGCGCGACGCATATGTGAACTATGCGACGCCGCAGCTTGACGACCAACGAGCCGACGCGAACAAGGAACTGATCTTCGCCATGGATCGCGGCGGCCAACTTGACGGCTCGGCCCGCGCGTCGCTGGCAGGCGAGTTGCAGAAGAAATACAACCTCCAGCGTCAGAAAATCCAAGACGATGCGTTGAATTACGGCACTCAGGCTCGCAACAACGTCGAGGACGCGCGGGCCGGTCTGATCGCCACGTTGAACGCCACCGGCGACGCCGAGGGAGCGGTGAACTCGGCGCTGACGCGGGCCTCCGCGCTTTCGCAGCCCGCCGCCTACAGCCCGCTCTCCAGCCTGTTTGCGGAC